AACGTCATAACAATATGAAAAGTTTTGATTTATCTGACGAATATAAAACAAACTTTTTTCTTGGAAAAGCATAGGTGAAACATGAATGATAAAAAAGATAATTGTATTAATTGTAATGCTTTAATTACATATGATACTAGTACATGGGGTTATTGTAAAAAATGCGATCATGTAGTTGATGATGCAATAAAAATGCATGATAAAAAAAATAACTATTATCTAGCTCCTACATTAAAATCAAAAGATATTGATAAGTTAAAAGAACTCATATCAATAATTGTGAATAACTTATTATGCGATATAAATGGTAATTTTCCTTGTCTAACTTGTCGTATTGAAAGTTTAGATGCCATGAAACAATTTATTAAAATACATGGTTAAAAAAGTTCAAGTGAACTTTTTACAGTTATGAAAAATAAAAAAGAGATAGCAAGTTTATTATCTGAATATCAAGAACTAGAAAACCAAACAAAAGATTTAACTCTTGCAATAGATTTAACCAATCTTAGCAAACTTGATATAATGAATAAGATAAAAACTTGTCTAAGTGATACCATAGATCGTCATCATGGTGTCACTTATAATAAGAGTAAGACAGATAACGTCTTACATTTAAACAATAACAATGCTAACAAATGAGGTGAACAAATGGCATATAATTTTAAAGAAGCTGAACAAACTATAGTGGACGTTGCATTACATATAAAAGAACTTCCAATTGATGCAAGGAATGAAGAAAAACTAACTCTTATTTTAAGAGGGTCAGTAGGTGAGGGAAAAACTGCTTGCGTCTATAGTGCGGGAAAGAGATTAAACTATCTTGTAAAGCATGAACATTTAGCTGATAGAGATCCAACGGAAATTGGTGGTTGGCTTATGCCCAATAAAGAAACTGGTCGCATGGATAGAATGAAACCAAACTTTTTTCCTACTGACGAAGAGATGAAAGGCTATGATGGTTTTTTATTATTCTTAGATGAGGCATTTAAAATGTCCAAAATGGGTCAAACTACACTTGCTCAATTAGTAAACGAGAATGGTATTGGAACTCATAAACTACCTAATAATACAATGATTGTAATGGCAACCAATAGATTGACAGATAAAACCAATGAAATTAGTCCTCCATCACATCTTAAAAATAGAATTGTATTCTTAGATGTAGTTAATGATGTAGATAATTATTTATCTTACTTGGTTGCAAGGAATGGTGATGCAAGGATTAATGCTTACTTAAATTATCGACCCGAAAACCATAACAAATTTCATAGAGATGCTGATTGTAACCCAAACTCTAGAACATGGGATAGAGTGGAAACTGTTCTGAAAATCTATGATAAGAATAACAATGATGTATTTCTAACAAATATGATTATCGGAACTTTAGGTGAAAGTGTAGGCTCTGATTTTCTAGCATGGTTGCCTATGTATCAACAATGTCCTAACATAGATGACATGATAAACAATGCTACTACTTGCACAGTTCCAACTGATTATGGTGTATTGTATGCCGTATTATCTGCAATGGGTTACAAGGCTAACGAGAAAAATATTGGTATGATATGCAAGTTTCTTAATAGATTAGAGAATGAGAAACATCTTTCTGCTACTCAAGAGTTAGTTGCATTTACTTTAAAAACGGCATTAACAAAAACTCCAACATTAAAAACTTCACAATATTTAAGAAGTATGTTTGGTAGCCAATCTCAATTAGCAACAGTATTAACAAACTTAATACCTAAATAAAAAGTTCAAGTGAACTTTTATAATGGCAAGGATATTCTTCCTTGCCATAATCTTAAATCTAAAACGAGGTAAAACAAATGGATTTAGAAACTAAATTTAGTCGAGCAAAAACTTGGCTCTTAATAACTTCATCTGCTGAAGCAAGTATATTACAAGGTATGCCTATGATAGAGAATAAAGAGATAGCACCTACTATGGGCATTAATGCAACTCACATCTTCTATAATAGTGAATGGTGTGAGCAACAAAGTGAACTACAATTAAGAGGTTTGCTATTGCATGAGGCTCAACATCTATTGAAATGTCACAATATAAGAAAAGGTGATAGAGATGCTAAGCAATGGAATATATCTTGTGATAAGCCTATCAATCAAGACATTAAAGTTAGACGATTACACAATGCAAAGTGGGAAATAGAGTTACCTAATGGTGGTGTATATCCTAATGATGGTGATGAAATGCTAAGTGCTGAAGAACATTACAACAAACAAAAAGAAAATGGTGATGGTCAAGGTGATGGTCAAGGTGACGATCAAGGTCAGAGCTGGGGTGAAGTTTTGTTTGGTAAAGATGAAGACAACAAGCCTATGAATGAAAAAGAAATCAACGACCAAAAGATTAAGCAATATCAAAAGATATTAAAAGCATACGATATTGCTAAGTCAAGAGGTCAAGTTCCAAGTTACTTAGAAGATGTTGTGAAAGACATTAAAAGGTCTATGGTAGATTGGCGAGATATACTTAGACGTTTCTTGGGTGGTGATGAACTAGAGGAATATTCCCTTAGAAAACCAAACAAAAGAGTTCTATTAGAAAACAATATATTCTTACCAACATTAGAGGGTAAGAGTGGTGGCAATGTAGTAGTCGCTGTTGATAGTAGTGGGTCTGTAAGTGATGATGAACTGTCTTACTTTCTAGGTGAACTTAATGCAATATCAAAAGATACTAATCCTCAATCAATAACTATCATTCCATTTTCTTCAAGTGTAGGTACTGTAAAAAGGTATGAGCAAGGTGAAGAGGTAGAACAATTTCAGTATGATGATAGAGGTGGTACTAATGTTGAGCCAGTTTTCAGATACATACAAGAAAACAATCTAGAGGTAGATCATTTTATATGTCTAACAGACTTAGGCATCTATGATTTTCCCGATACAATTCCTAACTATCCTTGTCTATGGGTGAGTACACATGAAGGTACTGCACCATTCGGTGAGGTAACGATTATTCAAGATTGGAGGTAACAAATGAATTATCAAACGACAAAAAGTTCAAGTGAACTTTTAAATAACTTTAGATATATAGGTCAAAACAAATGCCTTAGTGAAGAAGAAAGGCAAGAAAAGATTGCACACTATAAACAAATGAAAGCAATACCAAAAGATATTTTTGATAATGTTAAAAATTTCTTAGGTGTTGGTGGTGCTAACTTATGTAAGACAAAAAAGCATGGCTTTAGAGGTGAATGGATAACTTATTTCTTTGGCAATGGAGATGCATTAGATGATGTAAGGTATGCTCAAACTCACAATGGTTCTGATCTTGATTTTGAAACTAAAGAAATAATAAAATTTAGTAATAAAGATAAAGGAAAAGTGTTGGAAGTAAGAAAATTTGTTGATTGCTATGGTAAAGATATTGACGTTGAAGTTGCCAAGTTTATTAAACAAAATGGCTTAGATAGATTTTCTAACTATAGGTCTACAGTTGGTCGCATACATGAATATAAAAGCAAATACATAACATCATTAAGAATAGCTTGTGGAAGATACAGAAAAGCATTTAGACAAATCAAAAATGATGGCACATCTTTTGAGAAAGTTACCAACGACAATGTAAGAGTTGCTCATGTATATTGGGCAAATTGTTATTCATTAACTACCAATATGAAAATAACTTGCGAGATGGGTGTTATGCCAACTGCTATTCCTAAAGACATGATAAGTATGTATTCTGATAATGAAATTAGATTACCTATCATGTGGATTAAAAATGTTCTTTGCGACTTAGGTGGATATGATTACAAAGTTTGGAAACATGAAAGCAAAAGTCATGGAAAAAGAGGTGATGGTACTAATGGATTAGTGTATAAAAGTTTACTTGGATTAAAATACAAGGGTAAAAAAGTATTTGTTTTAAATGCCAAGCCTTATCCAATAAAAAGATTAAACGATCAGAACAAATTTGTTTTTGAATGTGAAGTCGTTACATCTTCAAACTCATACTCTAATAGATGTATGCATAGAGTTATAGATTGTCATACTGTATATATAATAAAGGCAAATATTAGTAGTGGTGCAATATTTCTAGCTTGTCACGATCAGTTAAGAACTGCTGAACAATTAGTAGAACAAAAGGTACGGAAAGAAGTTATAGACGTACTGACAGACATATAAGAAAGCGAGGTAAACAATGTCTAAAAAAACTAACAATAAAAAAAGTTCATTTGAACTTTCTGAAAATGATTTTCAAAATTGGATTGATGTAACTCTAGTTGAGAGTGCTTGTCTAAATAAAATAGAGGGTCATTTATTTACTGTATTAGAACAATACAATAATCTTCAACCTTTATGTAGTAGTCCAAATCGTAAAGTTATGTATGGCAAAATGTTGATGGCATATGAATTGTTAAGAATGAGCAATGAAACTAGGATTCAAATGAACGCAATGCCTTTGTTTAATTTGGGTGATGCAGAAGAACAAGAGTTCATAGATAAATACAGACCAAATATTAAAGACACAAAATATGTTACTAAAAAAAGCGAGGTAAAATAATATGATAGAAGAATTATTAGATGAATATTCAGTTGACGAATTTGATGATTTGTTAATTGAGATAATTAAACAAATGAAAGAAAAAAAAGAAAGTGTCAAATTAGAGGAAGAAAGCGAGGAAGAAAATGGCTAAACTTAAAAAATGGGAAATAGAATTAAAAGAATTAGAAGATAAATATTATCCTATACATTGGTATGTAGAAGAAGATGATATTAAAATGTTTGATAAAAATCAAACACCAATACCTCAAAATCACAAAGTTTATCAAAATGAAATTCAATTTTGTTATCAACAAATTAGGGAACATATGATCTTTGAAGATGAAATATGTTGCCCTTAAAGGAGGAAGATAATGCATAAAGTTATTTCAAGTGTTAAGAAATTACAAATGGATACAGAAGATATGTTAGTTGATTTGTTAAATGAAAAAGGTATGACAAATGAACAAGCTATTAAAAATATTAACGAACAGTTAGGTTCTTATGCTTCAAAATTAGCAGAAGAAATCTTACAGAAATGGAATGAAAATGACCTTCCAATAGGTTTAAGTGTAACACCTTTCAATAAAAGTATCACTTAGTAAGAGGTACAAACATACACGGAGGGTCAGTTAAGACCCTCTAGTGCCTCTTATATCAAGACGTTTTTTTAAAAAGTTCAATAAACAATAACTAATCTACCGGCTTAGATCCAGCTGACAAATTGAGGAAAGTTCAAGTGAACTTTTTTTAAAATGGTAAATCATCTATTAAATTGTCATCAACTTCTTTAGTTGGTGACAACATAGGGTCATCATTTTCCCCATTGTAATAAGTGCTAGTCACTTTATCAAATCTCAAATCGGTTTGCCCTACTTTTCCCACCCATGCAAACCTACATTTCCAAATTATTATCTGTGATATAACTGAATTAATTGGGTCTTCCCTATGAACAGTTAATCCACAATCTGCTTTTGAAAAGAAGTTACTTGACCCACTTATATCATAACCTTTAGGTGGTGGAACTTTACCATTATTATCTCTTAACATTTTCGTTGGGTGTGCAACAAACCATATATGTATGTCATGTGCTTGTGCAAACACTCTAAGCCTTGTTAATAGTTCTCCTATGTAATGAGTTTCTGATATGTCTAAAGGTCTTTCTATGTAGTTGTATGGGTCTATAACTGCACCTCTAATACCATACCTCTGAACACCTATCTTTAATCTCTCAAGAATACTATCAAGTGAAGACAAACTACCATCACCTTGATACAAAAAACTAAAGTGAGATTGTATAAAGTCTTTTCCTTTTTGTAGTTCTTCTTTGCTCATTCTTTCTGTAGTGCCACTAAAGAAAGGCTTGGTAACATATTTACTAATTAATTTTGCAATATGTATTCTAGGTTCATTTTCAAATGAGCAAACTCCAAACTTCCAACCTTTAGTCTTAGATAAATTAATCATAACTTGATCTATAAATTCTGACTTACCACTTGAGGGGTGACCCGTAACTACTGTTAACTGACCACTAACAATCGTATATAAATCATCAACATTAGCATATCCTGTGCTTTCACCTGTGCCTATTCCCTTTTCATAAATATCATCTAACTCTTCATAAAAATTTGAAGCATCATACAATCCCTTTACTGGGAACTGAACTGAACTATCTATTATATTTTTAATGCCATCAGTACCAAACTTTTTTAAAACATCATTGGCATCTTTACAATCTTTTGGGTATTCAACTCTCCAACATCTATCCTTACCAATTCTTCTAGCTATTTCTTCTGCCATAGCTAGTCCACTTTTGTCATTATCTGTAGCAATAATTATCTTATCAATTAAATCTAATTTTTCTTTTGAGTTCCAAATAAATTTAAATTTATTATCTTCATTAGGGTCTATCTTTCCATCAACTACTTTTAATACTGCACCATTAGGAACTGAAACAACATTCGTATATCCACCTTCAACAAAAGAAAGAACGTCAAGTTCTCCCTCACATAATATTAAATCTTTTTCTGTAGATATATTGTTTATGTTAAACAAAGTTTGTGCAGACCCATCACAACTAAATCCTTTCTCTGGAAATGATCTATACTTAGTGGCATAAGTTATGTCGTTGTTCTTATATGGAAATACAATACAATCTGTTTCCCTTTGAACACTCCCTATAAATCTTCTCTTGTAACCAACCCCCAAAGAGTTTGCCGTTTCTTCTGATATTCCCCTATCGTTTAAATAGTTAATGCTATCTTTATTTAAGTCTTCAAATCTTATATTATTCATTACCTTTATTTCCTCTTTCTTTATTTTATCCTGAACAAATTCAGGAAGTTCAAATGAACTTTTTAATTGTTGAACTTTTAATGAGCCACTTTTACCACAATGCCAACAGTTATAAACTATCTCATTTAAATCTTGCTTAACTGATAGTGACTTTTCATTTTTCTTTTTTCTTTTATTGATACAAAAAGGGCAAAACATTTTGTGTTGTCCATTCCCTCTTTCTATTGCAAAAGATTTTATTTTTTCTTCTTCTATGTTCATATTTGTTTCCTCTTAACTAGTAATACTAGTTATATATTATATATTATTATAACTAGTTATATATAACTAGTTATATATAACTATAAGTGTTTAAATTTTGTTGGTATAAAATCCTCCTCTAATTTTGAAATTGAAATAACAGTTCGTGGGTTGTCTTTATCTAATCCCCAATAAATTTTTTTTACTTTTACTTGTCTGTCATTCTTATAAATTTTACCTTGCATTAAATCAAGCACCAGACTTTCATCTAGGTCTGGTCTTCTTGTCGAATAATAAATTAACATTTCCACAGATAGATCACCCTCAAGTAAATCATCAAGCACCATACAATTTTTGTCAAAGTTTGTACCATAGTCTAATGCCTTCTTACTTTTAATAAACATAGTCCTACCATTCTTTAAACGTACCAATCTTCTTTGGTTTGCTTTAGAAGCTGGTTCACCCATTACAACAAAGATTAGTTCACTTGAACTTTTTTTATCCATATATGCCATTATAACCCCTCTTGACAATTAAATCAAGTAGTATTATATTACAATGAAACGAGGTAAAAAATAAATGAAGATAACAAATAAATTTGGATTGCCAAGTGCTTTCCTAGAGTATGCCAACTCTGATAAATATTCCAAAGGTAAAGCTGATATAAGTGTTACGTCTTTAATTGATAGTCCTAGAGTTAGACTAATGAAAGACATATACAATGATGTATCTGAACAAGATGTTTCAGATATGATTTGGGCATTGTTTGGTACGGCAGTTCATAAAGTTCTAGAAGAAGTCAAGGAAGATGAAAATAGAATTACAGAAGAAAGACTTTATACAGAGGTTGATGGTTGGATTTTAAGTGGTGCTATTGACCAACAGATAATTGATGGGAATGATGTTTCAATTATAGATTATAAAACAACAAGTGCATGGTCTGTGATCTATGGAAAAAAAGATTGGGAACTTCAAACAAATCTTTATTCTTATTTAGTTCAAAAAGAAAAAGGTTTGAATGTAAAGTCAATTCAGATATGTGCGATACTTAGAGATTGGAATAGAAGAGATGCAATGACTAAAGATAACTATCCCAAATCACAAGTTGTGATGATTGATATTCCTATATGGTCTTATGATAAGATAGATCAATATGCGAAAGAAAGAATAGGTGTTCACCAAAATGCTACACAACTATTTGATTTAGAAAATGAATTACCATTGTGTAGTGATGATGACAGATGGACAAAGCCTACTGTATATGCAGTTCACAAAGAAAATAAAAAGGGTGAGTTATCTAAACGAGCATTAAAGTTATTTGATAGCTATGACTTAGCTGAAAACTTTATGGTTTCAGAATTTTGTTATGGCGAAAAAGTTGTTATTGTAGAAAGAAAAGGTGAGCATACAAGGTGCAAAGGTTATTGTAATGTATCTGAATTTTGCGACCAATTTAACCCATCATTAAGAGTAGAGAATTAGAATGACACAAAGAAAGAAATTAAATAATAGAAGAGTTACCGAAACATTTGTTGTTAAAAATGCCTATGCAAAATTGTATTGCTCAATAGGTCTTAACGAAAATGATAAGGTTAAAGAAGTTTTTTTTACTGGCAGAGGTAAAGGTGGTTCAGATATGGACACTTTACTTTATGACATTGGAGTGCTTATAAGCATTGCTCTTCAAAATAATATACCAATAGAAGAACTTCTAAATAGTTGTTGCAAAAATGAAAAGGGAAATTTTGCATCACCAATAGGCATGGGTTTAGAAAAAGCAAATGCCATTTCAAAAGAAAGCGAGGTAGAAAGTGAGTGAAGTTAAAAATATGTATGCTCATACAAAATATAACAACAATGAAGAAACGGATAAGATGCCACAAGTTATTCATGTTGTTAAATATGAAGTGAATAATAAAGAATATAGCATGGAACTCATGGCTGAGTGTCCAATTAATGCTATGGAAAAAGCAAAAGCAATTTTATTAATGGATAAAGGAGTTAGATAATGGGAAGAAAGAAAAAAGAAAACAAACCTAAACCTAACAAAGATAAAGTTAGAATTGTTGAAAGCGACCCAATTACTTTAAGAAAAGTAATTCGCAGACATATAGATGATGCAACAGTTCACAAACCAAAACCAACTTTGTTTATGTCGATAAGAAAATTAGTAAATAAATTTATAAATTTAATGGAGAAGTTATGGCAGAAGTAACTAAAGAACTATCTGACTTACTCAAGCTAGTAGGAGAAAGCACAGATGTTAACAATCCTTCAAGTGCAGTTTGGTCTTTACCACAAAGAAGAAGTACCATTGTAGTAAAGCATAAAGCATTAGAGAAAATAGCAGTATTAAAAGGTATGACTTTTAAAACCCCACAAATAATTGAATCAAATACTGAAAAAGGTATTGTCGTTGTTTGTGTTGAGGGAGAAAGAGCAGAAGACGGAAAGACGTTAAAGGCTTGGTCTTTTGGTGAAGTTAGTAAAAGTAATTACGATCCCTCAAGAGGTGGAACAAAAAATGTTCCTAGTTATATCTATGCAATGGCTGAAAAAAGAGCAGTTGATAGAGTTATACTAAAGCTATTAGGTATGCATGGTCACTATTACTCTGAAGCTGAAGCAGATGCTTTTGATGAAGATGAAATAAAATGGGGTAATAAAAATGACGAACCTAAGAACGATAAATCTTTTGATAAACAAATAAATAAATTAAAAGATAAAAAAGAAAGTTCAAAAAAAGAAACCTCAATTACGAGCGGCGATCCAGCACAGCCGTCGAGCGATCAAAAAGAAAAAGAAAAAAGTTCAAGTGAACTTTCTGACAATGATAATGTTCTTCACAAAGTTTTCACTACATTCTTAGACGATTGTAATGAGATACCAAAGCTATATGAATTTTGGAAATCAAACCAAGTTCAATTAGACAAACTAAAAAATGATGATGAAGAACAGTATGAGAAAATAAAATCATCATTTACCAACAAAAAAATAAAACTTCAAGGAAAGGTATAACAAAATGAATGAAGTAAAATATCCCCCAAGTGGTGCATTGTTCACCAATGAACAGAAGAAAAGCAATGGTTCACCAGACTATAATGGAAAGCTAGAGTTGTCTGATGAAGTATGCCAAGATATTATTTCACAGATGGAATCAGAAGGCAGAGTTCCAACTATAAGTTTGGTTGGTTGGAAAAAGGTCGGCAAAAAAAGTGGCAAACCTTTTCTTTCTGTTATTGCAAATGTCTTTAAAGAGAAAGAACCTTTTTAATGACAGAGCAAGTTAAAGATGTGGCATTGAACTTTGAAGCTATCAAGGTTTCAATGTCGCAAACTAAAGACGGAATTATTCTACGTCTTGCAGTTCACCCTCACGAGTGTCCACCTAATCTTCATTTAGATTGGGTGGGTTCTAGATACATGGTTGCTATGGTTAAACTTAACGATCAAGAAGAAATTGATATAGATAGCAGATCAGTAAAGGGTGAAAAACTTTTTAACCAATTTTCTGCTATGTGTAGAGATGAAGACTTTGTAAACTTTTTTAAAAATATAATAGTAAAAATTGATGACAATCTAAAAGAAAGCCAAGTTGCTGAATTGATTAAGCAACATTTAGATATACCATCTAGAAAAGAGTTAAAGACAAATCAAGAAGTGCAGAAAAAATTTGAAGAACTAATAGAAGGATTTTACTTATGGAAGAAAAACAATACATGAGCCTAAAAGAAGTTTATAAATTTTTAAGTATAAGCAAAGGTACAATGAGAACAATACTTAATAATGATGAAACTTTTCCAAAGCCTTATCCACTTATAAGCGATAGCCCAAGAGCAAAACGATATAATAGAGATGAAGTTATAGAATGGGCTGAAAGCAAAAAGAAAAGTGAAAGCTAAAGTAATAAAAATAAAAGCTGATGAAACTTATGATTGGCTAAAATACAGACATTATGCCAAAAGAATACCACAGATTATGGAAGCCTTTGGTCTGTATAATGACAATCAATTAGTTGGCATTGTTACTTACGGCATACCACCTAGTCCAACACTTTGTCGTGGGGTATGTGGTGATAAATATTTTTTAGATGTCTATGAATTAAATAGGTTGTGCTTATTAAATAATAAAAAAAATGAAGCATCTTTTCTTGTCGCTAAATCATTAAAACTTTTGCCTAAACCAAAGATAATAGTTAGCTATGCTGATACTCATTGGGATCACATTGGATATATATATCAAGCAACAAACTTTTTATATACTGGATTAAGTGCAAAGAGAACTGATGTTGATAGTGGTGATAATCGTCATGCAAAGACAACATTTGCAGACCCTAAGATAGATAATTCTAAAAGAAAAGATAGGTCACAGAAGCATAGATATATTTATTTTCTTGGCAGTAAAAAACAAGTAAGACAAATGCACCAAGATCTAAATTATTCTGTGCTTCCGTATCCTAAAGGTGAACATAAAAGATATGATGCAAGTTTCATACCTAATACACAACAGTTATTATTATGAAAAATATAATTCAAAAAGAAACAGAAGAAGAAAACAAAAGAGTAGCTAATAACTATTGGAAAATACGTTCTTTTTTAAACAATGATGTAGTATGGGATATGCAGTTTCATGTTATCTCAATAACTCCTATGGAAGAGCAAGAAGAATGTTTAAGTTTTATAAAAGAAAATCAATATAATATAAAAAAGAATGGCTTATATGTTCCTTTTATTGACCAAGATATATCTATAGATGAAGAAGAGAAAATGATATTTCAAAGGACACTTTATAGAAGAGAATACGATAAAAGAAAATATAAAGAAAAAAAGTTCAATAGAACTTATGTCGATTCGCACACACCAGCATATGCGTATCGAGATGGATTTGGTTTATCTGCATATCAGATGGAAAGAAAATTAAATTATGGAAAAAATAAATATGGAAAAAAAATAATTAGAAATAGAGATAAAGGAATAACATGAGGGAACTTTACGAAACTAAAAAAGATTTAAACAATGAGGATAAAGTAAAGCAATGGCTATCTAAGATGTGGAATGTAAATATTTATAAGATGCCTATGTCTTACAAGTTAGATTTTTGTTTAGAAAAAAATGATAATAAAAATGGTAAGCCAATAGTTGCATTTGCAGAAATTAAATGCCGAACAACACCAATAGGAAAATATCCTACTTATATTATATCGTTAGCCAAAGTCATAGCTGGTAAGCAATTAGCTTTGCATACTAATACTAAACCATTGCTAATAGTAAATTGGACTGATGATATTAAGTGGATAAATATGAACGAAGACTTTAAGTGTGTCGTTGGAGGCAGAAGAGATAGGAACGATTGGCAAGATATAGAACCATTGTGTGAGTTTGATATTAATAAATTTAACGAAATAAAAAGTGTGAGGTAAATAATACATGACAAAATTTTCAGATGAATTTGTAGACAAAGTGCAAGAGCATTGGCAACAAAACAAAGGTAAAGAATTGGGAGAAAAAGTTGGTGGCATACATAGAAAAATTTTGAGTGTTAAAAAATACTCATTAGATAATGTAGCTGAAGATTTTAATATTACAGAAAGTCAAGCTAGAAGAATACTTTATGTTAAGAGGAGAAATAAAAATGCAACAAATTAGAATAAGACTTATACCTAAAGATGTAGCTAAAGTGGGAAGACCAAGTAAAAATAATCCAGTATGGACAAAGTATTATGAAGTACATGGTAATTTAAAAGACAAATATACTTGTTTAGCTTGTGGTTGCACACCTAAGAATGATGAATGGGAACATATGTATTCAAGGTATTGCATAGATTGTGGTGATTTTAGTCAGTACATGATAGAGAATAATTAAAACTTGCAATTACTTTATTCATGTAATATATATTAATTAGGTGTAATCCGAATGTTACATAATGTTTCCTCGTTTACATAACATTCATATTATTTCCTCCCAATAAAGGAATTACCTTTTAAATGAACTTAGCCTTGAGTGTAACAGCTCAAGGCTTTTTTTATGTAGCAATACCAACACTTTGACGATATAGCTCAAGACATTGTAAACAGGATTCGACAGGAATGTTCTTTCATTTCTTGAACTTTTTTAAAAAACGGCTTCGTATAAAGCCTCTCAGATAGGTGAAAAGATATGCTCGTGTATGTTTGTACCTAGAAAATATGAGCAAAAAGTTCAGTTGAACTTTTTATATTACGTTTGCTTCCCTCATCACTCTGTTACCTGTGACAGTTAACTCTTCTATCTTTCCATTAATTCTAGTAATTAGTAAGTCTTTTCTTTCTTGTGAAACTCTTGGGTTCTTTCTTATTTCATTTCTCTTTCTTATTAATCTATTACGAGCATTGTTAATTGCTTTTATCTTACCGACAATCGTAAGTTGTGGTGCAAACTTTTCTAATGTTCTATTGTATCTTGTTTCATCTTGAGCTTTCCTTGCTTCTTGAAGTTCTTTAAATGCTAGTAGAACTTCATCTCTTCCTTCAATAAAAGAGCCAGTATCTTCAAAGCTACCAAGAGAACCAGACACTCTACTTGCAAAAGGAATACTTCTTAGATTTTCTGAAATACCTTTTGATATTGCAGGTAAAGAATAACCTTCTTCTAATATCTTAGGTATAGTTATAGATGGAAGTTCTAAAGCTTTTAATGTAAATCTACCTAATCCACCAGTTGCATACTCAAGCCAGAACTGTATTACATCTGGACTAACTTCTGTTTCAAATCCCAGTATTGAACCCGGAAGAACAGTAGTTCCTTTCTGACCCATACCTAAAGCCTCAGCAACGGAAGGCAAATCTTGTGCTAAAAATTTACTTGCTCCAATTAATAATGGACTTGTACTTTGCCAATATCTTTGACTTGCTGGTTGTTGTAATCCGAATGGTGATGCTTCTTTATATATAGGTGAATCTTTATAATCTTTATTCTCAAGTATATCAACTATTGGATCTCCAACAGTAGGTGATATAAAATTCCATACTGATTCTTCACCACCTAAGAATTTTGGTGTGCCACTTAGAGGATTTAATGTATTTACCATAACACCTAAACCAGAGTTGATTGCTTCACCAGCAGTGTATTCACCTCTCATAGACCGACTAAATACTCTACCTAAATTTACTGCCATGTTTAATCCATACGGCATAGGTATTTTTATATAGTCATTACCAGTTGTGCCACCATAAGGAATTAAAATATTACTTTCTAATATATGATCTTTAATCATATCATGTTTTTTCTGACCAGTTTTTTCATCTTCTTCTGATAACAAACTAGCAAGTTGATCCATCATAACACCAAACACTACTGCACTTGCCCAAAACTTTCTAACTCTTGGTGATCTGGCTGCGGCATTTAATAATGCAAACGAACCTTGAAGTGAAGCATTGTAAAATAAATACAATGCGTTCATTGCACTTTTGTATTCACCACCTTTAGAAAAGTTCACAGTTACATTCCTTGCAGCCTGTGCAGCTCTTGCTTTGGACATTCCACTATCAATTAATGCTTTATATGTAGCAACACGAACACCATTTTCAGCAGTTGTATTCACATTCTCAAGGAAGCTACCAAGTTGTGAGAATAATTTTTTACTTTTATTTAATCCTTTACCAAGAGTTCCTTGATTAGTTCCTATATCACTTACAACTTTATCAATACTATTTATTTGATCTTGTAAATCACCCATTTGGTTTATGGCATTTTGTCCACCATTAGCAACAAAGTCTTTATATATTAAAGCCCATTCACTATTAGGATCATTATTTGTTAATGGTATTTTTAAATCTAATGCTTGTTTAATTCCTGACCATGCTTTAGGTGTAGTTGAAATTATCTTTGAAGCTAACTGATTAACACCATCTTTATTATATTGTTGAACATTAACACCAGCAGTCTGTAAATCTCTTATTACGTTTGTAACAACAAACTCTGGATTGTATGTTGTATTAACATTAGATAACCATCTACTTACTTTTCCCATAGCCTTTACTAAACCATTGGCATGACTTGGGTTCATAGTTCCTTTTAATGCTTGAGCTATTCTATCGTCATATAATTTAATATAAAATTCTTTACCATCTCTCTTAACAATAAATGTATTTTTATCTTGTTGTGCTAATAAATCTGGCATCATTCTTACATAGCCAGTAGAACTAACACCTCTTCTTAAAGGTCTTGTTTCAGATATAAACCCTACATCTGCTGTTTCATCTGGATTAGATTCAAGAAGATCTAAAAATGATTGACCAACTTTATTTCTTTCTGCTCTTATAATAGCATTTTGATTTTGCATCATTAGTGATGCAACAATATCCTTACCATAATTCTCTGCATCTCTACCTAATGCTCGTCTATCTTCTCTGCCTGAAGCACCAAATCTTGCTCTTGTAATTCTTATCTGAGGCTCTGATTCTTCAACTGCATCATTTTCAATATCAAACTTACCACGAAGAGGAACATAGTTTGTATAGCTTGGTAATGGTAGACCATCTGAGTCTGTTGTTTCTTGATTAAAGTCTGGTATTAATCCACCTTCAAATCTTACTTGATTAGTGCTTTTAATTATGTCTTGTGCTTTGTTAGATATATCTCTGAACACTAATGATTGTTCAGGTTGTAAATTGTTAACCCAATTTAATATAGCGTCAGCTTCTTGATTAGTCATACCAGAACCTGAATCATTTGTTCTATCACGATTCTGTAATATATAATCATTTCTTTCTTTTGCATGAAGTGCATATAGATATATATCAGCTATAGATAAATTAGGAACTTTTGCATTGTCTATATAATCTCTGGCAAAGGTTGAGGTATTTTTTAGTTGGTCAATCTGACCTTCAGTAAGATTAATATTTTTAATTGCAGAAGATAAAGGTCTATAAAGATTAGCTTCATTAGTATTAATTCTATCACCAACTATTCCATGATATAATTCTTCTTGAAGATATGTATCCATGCCGTCAGAAATATTTAAACCATTTTTTCTTAAATCATCTAACAACTGTCCAACAGGAAGCATTGAATCTTGAAAGTTAATTAAAAATCTATCAACAACTCTTTTAGATTTTTGTTCTGCATCTGTATAAAAAAGTTTTAAAGGAACTTCTAATATTCTTGATAATGTTTTTGCAGCTCCACCATACATGATAGCTGTATTTCTTTGTTGGATTTGACCTAACATTGAAGCATTAATTACAGAAGGACTTACTGTAGAAACAGATGCTTTTCTTTTTTTAGTTTCAATCTGTGGCTCTAGTGATTCAACAATCCAAACTGTATTATTTTCTGGTGTTTTTGCTCTAAGTAAATTTAATTTTAAAGGAACTGATTTTCTTGGTGGTCTTTTATATAGTAGTTCAATTCTACTAACTGGTTGATTAAAACCAGCACCATCATATCCACTAACTGATTCAACAACATCACCACTTTTATATCCCTGATCTTGCCATTTTCTAAGCATATCATATATGGCTCTTTCAACACTTGTGTATTTACTATTTTCAAATAACAATCCATTAAAATTATTATTCTCAATATTTTTTAATCCAAATGGTTGAACATATCTGGTAGGCTCTTCATCTTTTGTAACATTAAATAATTTTGCATCATCTTTTCCTGTTGTTAAAAGTATTGGTGCAACTGGCACACCTTCTTTAAATCTAGTTGAGCCTTGAGTATATATATATCCATACTCATAATTTCTTGGGTCATCAATGTTAGGGTACTTTGGATTTCTAACTGGACTTCTCACCATACTAAATGGACTTGTAGCAACAAGAGATGCTTTAGGAAAATTTTTTAATTCTTCTCTTGTACTTTCTAGTTCTTTATTTTGTTCATCATTTAATGCTTCACTTAAACTAACTTCAGAATCTTTATCTGCAATAGGATTTGTTTCATTTCTTTCTTCTATAAATTCTTCATTATATTTTCTTTTACCTTCAATTTTAATTACTGCATCATCAAATATAACATAATTATGTTCTACTTTATGTTGTTCAATTTTAAGATCTTCATTAGTTAAATTAAGAAAAGAATTTAAATCTTGCTTTGCTTCATCTATTTTAGATTCTGGCAATGTTTTTTTATCAGGATCTGACTTTCTAAATCTTGGAGATATATTTCTATTATCTTCTTCTAAGTTTGAAATTACTTTATCTGTTTCTTGTTTAACAAAATTATTTAATGCTTCTCTAATAGAAATAGGTTTACCATCTGTAATTTTTATTTGAGAACTTTGATTATATAAACTGTTTTGTATTCTATCTCTTATGCTTATATCTTCATAATTTAGATCTCTTACATTTTGCATTGTTAATGGAAGATCAATTGAATCTTTATTGTTAGCAATAAGGATCATTGGATTTTTTAAATATGATTTAATAAATCTTACTGGATTATCATCTATATCTACAAAGCTATCTTGTCCATAAGAAGGTGTATCTTTTTCTTTTATTAGATACATTTTGCCTTGAGGTTTACCTCTTGTATTGCCTGAATCAAACATGATCCCCTCAACATCAAATGCATATAGATTTTTTTCTGCAAAACCTACTTTGCCAGTAGCTATTTCAAAACTATTTAAAAAATTAGATATACTACTACTACTGAAATTTGTACCTGAAGTACCAAGTAAAACATTCTTTGCTTTTTGTACGGCATCAGAATCATAATTTAATTCATAACCTAGATTAGCGACCATATTTTGTAGATCAACATTATAATATTGAGGATTTTCAAATACATCATTTGTAAATTCTACCATACCATTAAAAACAGTTTCACTTTGAGATCCTATAGGTTTATCATAATCCATTAAATTTTCTTCAGCAGTATCTAATTTAACTTTGTAAACTCTGGGATCTCCAATAGTTTCTTTAGTAAAGTCATTAGGATCTAATTTCTTTAACTCTTTTATATTTTCTTTTAGCACTAATATTTTAGGGTGTTTAAAAGCTAAACCACTTTTTCTTTTATATCCTTCTAATCTTTTTAAATTATCAATGAACTCTGCACCTTCCATTTGTTTAGCAAGTTCTTTTTCTGCTTTATCAATTGCTTCTACTATAGCTTCCTTTGGTTTCTTTAATCTTTGAAAAGGATTATCTAATCTATCTCTTATTTCACTAAGTACATCAAGTTTAGCATCATATGTACTCATAAAATCTTTTACAAAATTTTGATTTAACCCATCAACAAATCTTGCATTTGTGTACATTGTATTTTCTATTGCTCTTGATTCACTTCCTTTAAGTCTTCTATATGATGAATCTATTAATTCACCTTTATAATTTACATTTATTGTATTTCTAAGAGGATAAGCATAAGTTGCGGCAATACCTTCTGAATCTGTAAAATATAATCCATAACCAAATGCTTGTGCACCTTCACCACTTCCTATCTTGCTTGTTAAAAATTGTTCAAAGTTAAAAGGAGAACCATGAAATGCAAGTATAGCAGCTTTAGGTATGTTGGAATAATCATATGAATATCCTTTTTCACGCAACCCCGCACTATCAAAAATAGTATCAAAGCTACTTAGGTATGCTTCTTTATATGCTAAACTATTTCTTGGATCATTAGATAGGTTGGGGTCACCATAATTAATAATTCCATATTGTTCTGGATTTTCTATTAATGTAAGAGTCGCATTGTCAAAGGCATCATCTGCTACACCTTCTGGATTTTCATCTATTATTGATTGTATTGTTTTAAATCTATTAGAATATTTTTTTCTTCTAATATCAAATTGAGTAATTAATTCCTTGTCTTTTGGAACATTAGGATCTAAATCTAAAACATCATCAATCCTAAATAAGTTTTCTAAATTAGTGTCTGATAACTTAGCTATATCTTCTATAGAAAGTTGGTTGTAAAATTCTTTTGTTGGTTTTATGTAATCATATTTTATATCTAAACTTTTTTTATTACCCTCGTAATCTATACCTTTAATTAATGATGACTTTATATTTTGTTTATTAAGAAATTTATTATCAGGTTGTCTTTGATTTAATTCATTTAATGTAATTAAACCATCTATATATAATCTTTCATTATCAGTAAAACTATCATATACATCAGAAGGAACTCCAACTTCTTTAACATCATTAATTATTAATCTTGGAGTGGTTGAAGTAATAGCAAAAGATCCTAGCATTCTTTCAACTTCTTTAATTGAATTATTAAAACTTGGTAACTGTCGTAACTTTTGTTTAGCTTCTTCTAATGATGTAGCTTCTATTTCTTCAGTAGATAATATGCTTCTTCTTGGTCTACTTCTTTTACCATATTCTCCAATATCTTTAGCTGAATGATAAAATTTTATTTGAAATGTTCTTGTTGGTTTAATAATAGATGACTTTGCACCTTTACCAAATAAATCTCTTTGTGACTCCTCAAACTCTTGTGTTAAAGAAGGCGATTCATCAATCATAGCTATTGCATCTCTTAAAGTATTTGCAGCATCAGTCGCAAATTCTTCTCCCATTGGAGTAATATTCCATTGTCCACCACCACCATCTTCTACTCTCATCTGTTCTATAATATTGCCTTTATATTCATAAGCACCTAATCTAAAAGATCCATCAGGGTTTTTAATTCTTTTAGGTCTATTAAATGAGGCAATAGATGCTCTGGCATCAGTTCTAGAAATAGGAACTCTTTGTCTTCTACCTATTTGTCTGTCACTCTTGGTTCTTATAAGCTCAAATATATCAGATGCTTCCTTGAAGTCTGCATCATAGTGACTCTCAGCTATACCTCTAATAAAATTATATATTCTTTTAAATAAAGATTTAGGCTTACCAGCCATAGCAATCTTGCCATCAGAATAATCTCTAAACATTTCAGCTACAGCTTCTTCTTGTATAGCATCCATAGTCATATTTTTTTGATTGCCGTACATTACTTGAGCTCTATCTAAATAGCTATAACTTCTTGCAGTAGGCTTACCATTAATTATTCTTACATACTTTCTTGTAGCCGCTGCTTTTGTTAGAGCATTCCATTCTTCCTTTTTAAATAACCCTAATGCTCTTATTGAATGTATAATCTCATGGTTTAATACACTACCAATCTTTGCCTCAAGCTCCTGAGCAGATAGTTTAGGGTCATAGAGTTCCATAGCAAGGGTGATAATTCTTTTACCCTCTGTGCCCTCCATTTCAAATCCTTCAGGAAGTCCAAACTTTCTAAAAAGTTCACTTGAACTTTTTTTATCTGTTGGTGATATAGTTTTTCCATCAATATCTAATACTTCATCAGGAGTAATTACATTTTTAGTAACTAATTCTACATCAACTAATCCTAAATCTTTTAATTTTTTTCTAAAACTATTAGCAACTGCTTGTTGTGTTCGTTGATATTCCTGTGTAAATTCTGATTTAGTTGCTTGATCTGATGCTATCCTTGATTCATTTGCTTCAGCTTGTAAGTTATCAAATGACAAAGGTTTTTGTTTGACGTTCAAATCTTTGGCATATCTTGTGTTAAATTGTGCTATCTTAGGTTTTAATCTAGTATTTATCCCAGTAATTTTATCATTTAATTCATTTCTTAAATTTTCATACTCTCTAAATTTTTCAGTGGTAGCATTTTCTTCTTGATTAAAGTTAGCAATATTAGATTCAACACCTTGCAATTGACTAAAAGCAGACTGTCTTTCTGATTCTAGTTTTCTTATCTCATTTAATTCTTGATTTAATTTATAAGGTGACTTTGGTTTAGGTTGAACAGAAGTAATCTTATTACCAACATGAATAGACATTTTTCCATTTCTTTGAAATAGTTCAACTGGGAAGCTACCCTTTTTTGGTTCATTAACTTTAGATGATTTTACTTCTGCTTTAACAATATCTCTTGAATCAGATAAAGAATATAAAGGCTTTGATAAGTCTTGTATTAAAAATCCTGATGGAGTTAATTCAATACCTTTAAATTCTTGTAAACCTTTTGTTTTACTATACAAAGAATCTAATTCTTTTTGATTTAAATAAATAGTTTTAATTGATTTATCTTGTATGCCAGAAGTTTGATCTGGGTCTTTGGCACTTTTCTTTTTCTTATTTCTTATAGTTGTGCCATCATCTTGAACATAATACTTACTACCTCTTGCAGTTCTAAAACTTGTATTAGCATTACCAACTGCATTTTGTTTAGCAAGATCTTCTATTTGTTTTAAAAGATCTGGTCTAGTCTTTACTTTATTACCCCTTTGTATTTCATCAAATAATCTTTGGGCAACTAACTTTTCTTCTGATGGTTTCAGTCCTTCTCTTTTTATTGCTTCAGATAATTTTGTTTTATCTTCTAGTAATAATAATCCATCATCTGAATTTATCTGACCCATCAATGATTGGATTGCTCTTTGTACTTTAGGCTCTGCTTCTATTGCTTCTTGTTTTTGATCTTCAGTTAACTCATTAAATTGTTTTTCTAGTTTAGAAAGAGAACTTTTTCTACGACCACCAATTAATAAATCAAGGACACCTGCAGCACCACCACCATATATCCCTTCTTCTGCTGATCCATAAAGGCTATCTGATAAAGATAAATCTGGGTCATATATATTTTTAGCAACTAAATCTTGAGCAATAGATGCAAGTGCTTCTTGTCCACCTTCTGCAAGTGCTGTTCCACCAATTCTTTTTAAAGTTCCTTTAATTGTAGCAGCTGCATCATCTGCTTTATCTCTTGGAACTTTTTTAAATATTTTTACTAATGGATCAAGAAATCTTCCTAAAGGAATTGCTTCTGTTGAACCAATTATACCACCAAGAATAATAGCTGCATCTTTATCATTGTCTGGTATTTCTTGACCACTTTCTATTTTTTGAGAAACTCTATCAATTTGTTCTTTAGAACCAAGACCAACACCTAAAGTAGTTCCTGTTCCTAGACCTGCTGCTCTAACAGCTTTTATACCACCACCAAGTAATGATACACCTTTGGCTGCAAGTGTTGCCGGAACTATAAATGATCCTAATGATCCAAATGTCTGACCTATTTTTCCAGCAACTGAATCTTCATCTGGTCTACCTACATAGGTATCAATTTTGCCTGTAAGATAATCAGTTATACTTTCTGCTGTTTCACCAAATTGATTTGAATCTGGATCATATCCAAATGGTTGTGCAATTGTTTCACCGAATGTAGTTAAACCTTCTGGAACATTTGCAAGACTTGTAAGAAATCCACTACCAAAACCTTTAGCTACATTTGAAATTGTACCACTTCCTTTATCAGTAGGAATTAAGTCTTCATCAAAGGTTGGTGCGTATGTACCTTCTTGCCTTCCAATGTATTCTATTATTCGTTGTTCTTCGCTTGGAGTGGGAGTTTCGCCACTAATCTCTACAAGATATTCTCTTCCTGTCTGTGGACTTTTAGCATAAACTTGAGCCATATTTAATCCCTTGCATCAAATGCTAAGCCTAATTGATTTTCTAAGTTTCTTGCTAGTATTTGTAATTGTTCTAGTTGTGCATCTGTTAAATTAATTTTTTGGTCAAGATTAAGACCATCATCAGATAATTGAGCTTGTCCTAATAACTTCATAACATCCATATATCTTTGACGAACTTTATTTAAATCTGGTGAGGCTTTATTTAATTTTGCTTGTGCATTAATTAAATCTACTAATCCTTCTTCATATCTTGCATTAGCATCTGCCATTGCTTGAAGACCAACAAGACCACCTTCACCTATTGCACCACCTAATGTTGGTTTATCTGAACCCATTATAGCTAATCCAGCTTGTGCTAATGCTAACCATTTGTCTGCTTCAGCACTCTTAGTTCTTCTTTCCATTAAACCTAGTATTTGTTTTTCTAAAGAACTTGTTCCAGATTCAGCTATTGGTGTTGTTAGTAATCCATCTACTTGTTCATTAACATCAGAAGATTCACTTTCTGTTTCATTACTTTCACCAGTAGTTTGACCTTCACCTAATCCAGTTGATTGAGATTCATAATTTCCTAATAGATCTCTGCTTATAATTTGTGGTTGTATTCTTTTTGGATCATCACTAATGGATGGTCTGTTTGCATATCCACCACCACCATCTGAAAACATTGAACCTTGAAACAGATCACTAAAACTTAAATCTCCAGCTATACTTTGTGCTAGTGTTTCATCTGGAAGTTGTTTTGATTCATCAAAAAAATCTAATGGATTTCTTCCATCATCTTTTCTATATTTAAGATTTTCTGTTATTTTATTTTGTAATTCAGATCTAGGAATAATTTCTGTTTTTTCTTTTTTAAATTGTTCTGAACCCGGTATAATTATTTTTTCTTGATCTACAGAACTAGGCAATACATCAAAAACACCTCCTGTTGCATCTGGTACTGGCTTTGACACAGGAACATCTGGCTTTTCAAGTAACATATTAGCAACTTCTAGTTCATCATCTATACTAGCTGAATCAATAGCAGTGGATAATTGATCTGATGAATAAGGCATTTGATTTTTATTTTCAAATTTAATTATACCTTCCATTAACTGAGGCATTTTTTCTTTAATATTAAACTGCTCATCAGGATTAATTCCTAGTATATTTGATAGAGCAAGTTTATAATTTTCTCTGCTTTTCTCAGGGTTATCGCTAGGTGGTGCATACCTATCTACTAAAGAATTAACATTATCAATTCCATATTCATCTTGATAAGTCATTAAATTTCTGGCTAATGCTCTTAATCCATAATTAGGATCACTAAATGTTAGATAACCACTATCCATTCCTGACGTACCTAAAAATGGATCACCACTAGGTTTTCTTAGGTTGCCGGGATTGAAGTTTCGTATGCCTAATGGCAATCCATTCTGTGCTTTAATTACTCCACCTGTCTTCATAGGCAAAGAATTAATTCCTGTATTTTGTGCAATTGAACTTTTTGGACTTAATGAACGAGCCATGTCCATAATACCACCTTGAGGAAAACCTGCAGCAACAATTGATTCTTCTGCAACAGTTGGTTCATCTTGTGCCATTCTTCTATTCAAATCTTGTTTCATTTTTTCTCTTCTTGAAAGCTCACTTAAAACAAGAAACTGTGGAGCTTGTCCAGAAGGAGATTGCATTTCAGAAACTAATTGATCTTGGGAAAAATTTTTTAAGTTATCCTGTACTTCTAAAATATTTAACATATTAGCCACCAAATCCTCTGTATAAACCAAGTGCAGCGATACCAGTACCAAGAATATCTTGAAGTGGATTATACTGTGTAAACTTTTGAGTATCTGTAGAAGGTGAAATAGGAACTCCACGCAATATTGAAGAATAAAATTGAAGTGCTTCTCTTGGGTCATCTCTCTGTCTTATAAAATCTTCATAACCTATATCAAGTTCACTTTGTTCTCTTGCCATTTCTGCTTTACCTATTTGTTCTAATAGTCTAGCAGATTCAATATCACCAGCTTTAGCTTTAGCTTCTAAATCCATAAGCTGTTGTCCTTGTGCAGATGCCATTTCTGCAGCACCAAGTCCTAGTTTTTCTGCAGCAGCTCTTGCATCTCTATCTGCTCCAAATGCTCTTATTGCATCAGAGTATGCTTGTTGAGTTCCTTCTGCTGTTATATCATCCATCTGTCTTTTTAATTGTTCTTCTGCTTCCATATCAGCTATAATTCTACCACTACCACCAAAAGCATTGGCTGATATAGCTCTAGATGCTCTTTGATCTGCTAATTTTTGAAAATCTCTTAGTGCATTATCTTTGCGTCTATCTATTACACTTTGCATATAAGGTGACATATATCTTTCAGCTTGTTCAGGTGTAAACATTTCAGCTTCATAATTCATAGAATCTATTCCTCGTTGAATAGCTTTTCCTGTAGCATCTCTAGCATCACCTAAACCTAATATACCAGTGTTAGCAATATCTCTAACCTTATCTCTTGATGCAAGTAAATCAGCAGATTCATCTGCTAATCTCTTACCTTCATATGGAGTATATTCTCTCTTTGATTCTGCTTCAGTTCTCTCTAATAATCTTTTAAAATATGGCTCAACATATTTAGGAAGATTAGTTTGAACTACTGTTTGATCTGTTTGTTGTTGTCTTCCACCACCTTTACCCATTACTTAACTCCATTCTATAAGCGATATATTCTGGTTGCCAATTAAATTTTCTTAATACTCTTTGCCATGCTTTTCTTCCAAACCCTTCTAGATGTGTGCATCCAGAATCTTTTGCAAACTGAGATAGTTTTTCTTGTGCTATTGGTAACCATTTATTAATATTTTTGCCACCAATCCAATCCATTGCTAGTCCTTTTGTTGTAGGATAAACAACAAACCTAGTTGTTATTGCTGCAATTATTTCTTTATCTTCCATAACTATCCATAAATTATAATATTCTTTTAGTAATTCATCATAAATATTATCTATATTAAATTTACCTTTAGAAGTTTTTATTGCTTTATCAAGTAAAGGCTTTACATCTTCCCAAACTACTTCAACTCCTTCTCTTGGAACAGCAGTAAAAATCATACAGGCAACATATCTCCTACAGAAACATCAGGTGGTTGTTTTAATGAACCACCTCTCATCATCCTTACTCTATCCATCATGTCATATAATCTTCTTGAACCAGATTCAGTAGAGCCATTACCTATTCCACTAACAACATCAGCTGGAACAATAAATTCTCCATCACTTAATACAACATCTTGTTCACCTTCAAGAGTTGCTGGTATCATATCATCCATACCATCTCCAGCTCCTGTTAATAAACCTTCAGTTATATTAGCATTCATATCGAACTCACCACTCTGAACTCTTTCAACTAAATCTCTTAATGCTTCTTCACCAAACATTTGTAAGAACGCACCTAAAGCTATTTCAGGATTTTGACTTTCTCCTTTGATTGCCTGTACTGCACTATTAATAATATCTTTATCATTAGGCATACCTTCTGGTGGTACTGACTCAGCCATAATATCTTCCTGTATCATTTGTTCATCAGGTAACATACCACCTTCTTGTTTAGGCAAAAGAAATGATGCTAATGAACCAGAACCTTCATCATTTTCTTTAGGCAAAGCTGCCTTTGCTTCTTTTAATTTTTTATTTTTACTAAGCATTTCTAATAATGCTTCTACTCCCATAGAAGGAGTTGGGAATATAGGATTAAGATATTTTTCATTTATTTTTTTAAACTCTTCTGAAAATGTTGTTGGCTTTGGTTTTGGCTCTGGTAAATCAATATTTGAACTACGTAAAAATCTTAAATTATTAGGTCTTGATTTAGGAAGAGGAACATTTGGTATTATTTCTTCTTCACCCATCATTTGACCTAATCTTTTTTGCATCATTGCATCTTTATCAAAGTCAGCATCAAATCTTAGTAAGTATGGAAAGTCACCTATCATTTCTTCTGTAACTGCTGGAGTAAAATCTTGCATTGATAATCCTCCTTGTTGGTATTTCATTATACCACCACCATAATAGTTTAATGGAAACCTATAATTATATTCTGGATCAACACCTGCTCTATATCCTTCAGGTGGTCTATTAGTCATAGGAGCTGGAGCCATTCCCTCTGGTGGCATTTCATCAACATCCATATTATCCATAGGAGGAGGAGGAACTAATGCAGAACCAGCAATACTTGCTAGAGTAGCAGGATTAGTTGCTGTATCAATAAGACTTTGACTTAAAGTTGGTGTTACAGTTGATGAAATATCAGATGGAACTATAGGATTAGTAGTAGCAGTATTTGCAATTTGAGCATTAGAAGCAATTGTATTAGCAGTATTAGTAGCACTATTTCCAAATGCTCCTCCACCAGATGTTAAAGCACCGAATGCTTTACTTGCACCATAACCACCAATACCAGCAGCTAATGCTTGTCTTGGGTCTTTGGTCTGTAAAAAAGTTCCTAATCCAGAACCTAAAGCTCCAAGCAATGCTGGATTCATTGCTGCCATACCTGATCCTAACATACCTGCTTTTGCTAGAGCTGGTATACCTACACTGCCTAATAAAGCTCCAATCATTTTACTCTTCCTTTCCTATAGACTGCATACGTTTTACTAACCTATCAGCCCTATTAGTTACTTGTTTATACCATTTCGAGTCCTTCATTTGCAATCCAGCTTCGTGCCAATCTCCATCCATAACAGCTTGACGCATTTTTTTAAAACCAGATAGCCGCGGTCTTCCCATATTATACATCATATTTGCTATTATTAATTTACATTCTTCTGGCAATTTGTCAAAGTCTTCATAAAGAATTTTACATTCATGTATAGTAGAATTTATATCTTGTTCAAATAATTCGTTACATCTTTCTTGAGTAATAGGAGTTCCTACATCACATCCATATTCAGGATCATCTTCTTTTATTAAGTGACCTATACCTACTGTTGGCAAATTTAAATGATCTAAATAAACTTCTAATTTTTCTCCTTCGTCAGATGCTATCTCACTTTGAAGTTGTTTTATGTCCATTTACTCCACCTTTTTTATTAATCATTTGTAATCCTTGTTTACCAAAGCGATAACCAAAGCTGCTGCCTATTACTATATATAACATATTTGCAAACCAATTAGGAGTACTTTCATCTAAAAAAATAAATCCTTCTTTAACATATGGTTGTGTTTGAGGCAAGAAGCAGCAAATTAATATTCCTCCAAAAATAAGTGACCAAAATTCATCTTTCCAACTTTCACCCATTTGATTTGTAAGAGCTTGTTCATTTAACATTGAACTTGTTGCTTCTGTTTCGTAAACTTTTGCTTCAGCTTTAGCTCTAGCTACTTTAACTTCTGTTTCAGCTTTAGCTTTACTTACTCTACCTTCTAACCATGTTCCTGCTAAACTAGCAATTGGTGATATTAAATTTCCTAACATCTTAACTCCTTTATTTGGTGAGAAATACTTGCAGATTAACTATAACATAACTCATAAATTAATTTAAAAAGATTTAAATTGAGCAAGTATCTCTCATAACTGGGGAGGAAGGCTGACACCCCTGACAAACCTTCCTCATAACTATTCTACTAAAGGCACATCCTCCGTATATAATGAAACTTTTTGATCTAATAATTGTAACTGAACTTCTATATCTCTCATTTTAATCATACTTTCTTTTACTGACTCTGGTGGTTGCCAGTTATCAATCCACTCATCATTCTCTTCAACTTCTATAGTTAACATTTCCATTTGATGTTCTAGAAATGTAAGTCTTTCAGTTAATCCAAAATATAACCAAACTGATAAACCAGTAAGAGCAATCATAGAAACTAAGTTTCTTAATGGTATTGTAATATTACTACTGTCTGAAATATTTATTTGTGGTGTTCTTGACAACTAACATCTCCATCTTTTTCTTGCCTGACGTAATCTACTATTAGGATCTTTAGCAGCTTTAGGAAATTTTTTCATTTGACCTGCACTTCTTGCACAATATGATTTACGTCTTTTAGCTCTTTTACCTGTAGGTTTTTTTTCAGTAACAGCAGTCTGTAATTTACTACCGGGATTATCTCTTCTATATTTAGCTACTCCCTTTTTAGTCATACCAGCACCAGACTTAGTAGGTCTTTTATGACCTCCTTTAATAGTATGACCTTTCATTGTACCTTTTTTTGTAGCCATTATATTTTATTTTCCAACTTTTTTCATAGCTCGCTTATGTGCTTGACCGAACGTCTTTCCTTTTTTCATGTCCTTAGTCATTGCCTTCATATGCTTTTTAGTATGATGCTTACTATGTTTTTTCATAGTAGTTTTTTGTCTACTAGTTAATTGTTTTTTTGGCATCTTTTTTCTCCTTTTGTTTTTTTAAAGATTCTTTTGCCTTTTTAAATATGCTTACAACTTTATTTTTTTTCATAACTTTAGCTCTTTGTTCACCAACTGTTAATATTTGTATTTTACGAGCATAAGGTTTATTTATTTTTTTTACCTTAGAAACTGTAGCTCTTGCATCAGTTGGTGTAGCAAACTTAATACTTACTGTATCTTTAGGATTTTCATCTGTATATAATCTTCTTCCACTTCCTTTTGGTTTTTTTCCTGTTCCTTTTTTTGGATCTGCCATATTAATTAACTTATTTCTTTTTAGTTTTTCTTTTTCTACCTGAAGCAGTTACAGACCAACTTACTCTTTTAGGGCCGGTCTTTTTAGATGCTTCTTTTTTACTTATCCTACTAGCAACTTTAGCTGGTCTACAAGCTGGATAAGGTCTTTTCTTTTTATCTTTACCTGATCTACCACACTTCTTTCCAGTTTTAACATCTCTCCAATCTTCTTTAAACCATTTAGTTAATCCACCTTGAGGCTTAGCCATTAGTAAGTACCACCCCTTTTCTTATAGGTTTTTACTAACCAAGCATTTGCATATGCAGATGGATATACTTTAAATTTCTTTTTTGCTTCTGATTTAACCCTTGAATATAATGAAGGATTCTTAGGTTTTGGTGAAGAACTTTTTTTAGCTTTAGTTTTTTTTGTCATATTAATTTTTAACCTTATTAATTTTTGTATCTGTAATTATTGCTTTACAACATGGACATTTTTTTAAATTAATATCTTCTGTTTTTTCTAAACTAACAGAACATAATGGACATAAGTTATAATATAATCTTTCATCCATTTTATCTTGAAAATAAAATCCACCATTAATTAATTTTCCTAGTTGTTCATTTGGATCTTCTATCATTTTTTAACCCCATTTATACTAAATTTATTTTTACCTTGCAAATATTTAGGTGCTTCATTGTCCTTTATTTTTAGGTACTGTTTTAGGTACGCAATAAGCCTTGACCCAAATTCTACTATCCCCAGCGAGTGATTGGTCGAGGTTTTGCGATCTAATCTTTGATGCAATTCTAAGGCACGAATCCAAATCACTGAAGTAGACACTTTCCTGAACCGTCCCTGATAAAAATACAACTAGTAACCATGTCATTTTCCATTTTCTTTTGATCTAGTAAATGCTGTTGAACCCATAAATACTGATACTATACCTAGATTAGCTATAACATATGTTGAAAGCAATGGTATAACTAAGTCTGCTTTTGTATGACTAACTAATGGAGTCATAACAAAAAGGATTAATGCTACTGATGATATAGATGAAACCCAACATATAAGTCTTTGTTGATCTTGCATTTTATCAGAGTTCTCAAGACGTATCATATGTTCAGTTCTAGATAATTCTTCATCACTTACAACACCATCACCATCTAAATCAAACTGTTCGTACTTACTTCCCTTTTGCAATTTCTTAGACATAGTATCTCCTAAAAGTTCAAGTGAACTTTTTTATGTTACAATTTTTACTGTACCACTATCATTATATAAAGCACCAGTTTCTAACCCTGATGGACTTGTTGGTAAATCTGTTAATGTAATTTTTGATGCTCTTAATTCACCAGCTGTCCTTTCTTGATTAATAAAAACTTCTAATGCTCTGACTAAATCTATCATATATCTTCTATTTATTTCTTCTGGTGGTTCTGGCATTCTAGGTGGTTGTAATCCTACTAAACTCATTATTGCCTACCATCTCTTTTAAGATCTACTCTTGGTGTTCCTAATTTCCATTTTGTTCCTGTAGCTGAAGAGTCTATTCTAAGTGCAAATGATCTACCTCTTGCTCTAAGAAATAACTGATTAGTATATTGTTCAACAGGAGTTGTAGCTATTCTTGTTGCAGTTTCACTATCTGTTTCATTAAAGTTTGTACCCGGAAAGTTTTTTGTTTTTAAACTAAAATTAGCTGCAGGTGCAGATCCTGTAAGAGAACCTTCAAATGTTAAATCAGGAAGTACTCTTTGTACTAAAGAAAATTCATTTCCATCTCCAATAGTTAATGGAGCAGATTCAATAAATGATGACATTGCTGAGCCATCATCATCATAATTAAACTCTTGATTGTAAATAATATTAGATTGTGTTGCTATAGGATAAGGTCTTAATGATCTATCAATCCATGCAGTTCGAGCTAAGTTACCATAATACCAAACTTGTTCTTTATAATTATAAATAACATATTTATCATTCTGACCATTACCACCATTTTCTATAGAATTATCTAAAGATGGATAAAACCATATTATTTCACTATATTCAGAATTAACAGATGCATATACTTTTTCTCTTTGAGAATAATTAAAATTATTAAATATTTTATTTTTTACTGGACATGGTAGTTGCTGTGTTCCACCAGAATAAACATAAAAGTTATCAATGCCCATCCAGAATACAAAATCTTCAGACGCAACTGCACCCTTAGAAGCCATAGTTGTTATGTTATTTGCTAACTGTTCTATACCAAATATAAATGGATCTCCTATATATTTAAAAGAATGAATAGAAGTATCAGTTAAAACTATTATTTCTCTTTTAGTTTTAATAGCTTGAACAAACTTTGATCCTGATCCTATTCTTAAACTTCTAGCTGTTGTTGTTGAACTTATTGTCCAATCTATAGCTGACTCTTGAGTTGACCAACGAATTAATAAAGGATCTTGTATTTGCGTTCCATAAGTATTAGTACCAAAACATATTACATGTCTATCAACATCACTTACAATAACTTGTTTAGCTACAGTAGGTGTATTAGCTGAACTTGGAACATCAGATAACTCTACTGCTCTAGTTGATAGACCTAGTGTTTTATCCCAATAATATATTTTATCATCTCTAACATTCATAATTAGGTCTTCACCCCAATTATCTTGTGACCAAACTCTTATTTCAGTAGCTGTAGTAGTTTCAGCAGGCATACCCCAACCAGTTGTAGCATCTGTAACTGTTGCTCCATTATTGTGTGCAGTAACGGTTGTTGAAAAAGCACCTCTAACAATACCAGTTAAATTAGGACTGCTTACTCCACTATAAGTTATAAGTTCATCTCCAACTTTAATAATACCAGAATCAGGAAAACCACTTACTGATGCTAATGTTATATTTGATCCTGTTCCACCAGTGCCATTAGCATTATTTAATAATGCACCATTTAAAGTATTCGTTTGTGCTGATGTTAATTGACCACCCCATATACCAGCACCCCATCCTGTACCACCAATTTGAGAATCTAAACCAGTATTTATTTGATATTGTACTTTAATTGCATTACTACCTCCAGTACCAGAACTAGTAGCATTTGATGTAACAGTAATAACGTAATTATCAGCATCAATAAGTCTTGTTATTTGATGTTCTTTATTAAACTCAGCTAGAGGAATACCTCTTACATCAGATGATATTCCAGACATAATAACAAAATCATTTTCAAATGCTCCATGACTTGTATGATTAACAGTAACTTCTTTTTCAGTTCCTGTATTAGTATTTGTGGTTAAAGGATTATTACCTAAAGTTATAGGTAATACATTTCTTAATGGTGTTATATCAACAACAGAACCACCTTCTTCAATATAAAATTTTAAATTTGTACCTATTCCTAAATAGTTTGCACCATCTAATGCTAACCAATTATGAAGACTTCTAGCAGAACCAAGATATGTATCACTTGTATATTTAGTCCAACCACCTATTTTTTCTGGATAACCATATACAAATCTAATTTTGTCACAGTCTGTCCAACCACCTTCATTACTATAAGATGTTATTTCTCTATTAATTCCTGATCTAAATTGTAATTTAGTTAATGGCATTATACACCATCTCCTTTATTCTCCTTCATAAAAATCTGATAGTGCTATATTATTAGCACTTGATGGAACATTTTGATTTATAAGAACATTTGCTGTTTTATCATTGTTAGAGCTAGATGTACTTAAATAGTAGTATCTAGATATATTACTTCCTCTACCATATAAAGTAACTCTTATTTGATTACCTACAGATGCATTAAGAGTATATGCTAAACTTAAACCAATTGATATATTAGTAGTATTTCCACCTACATGACCAAATACTGTTGAAAAACCACTACCTGTATTTAATTCAATTTTTAATGTTACTATACCACCACCACTTGTATCAGATAAAAAATAGTAAGTTCCTGCTCTACCTATTGTTGCAGTTAAAACTTCTGTAACTTCATTTGTTCCACCTTCATTTATATCTGCACTTGTACCCATATGCATTAAAAGAAAATCCATATTATAATTAGCTCCATTAACGCCACCATTTTGAATATAAGTTTCAGCATTTATACTACCAGTAGTTGGTCTGCTGTTATAAAGAAAACCATACGCCCATATTCCACCTACACCTAAAGTACCACTATATGTTGTTAAATCTCCGTACATATATCTATTACTATATCCAAGACCAAGAGCAGTATTACGTTGATTAATGCCATTCCATGTATAAGAGTCAATTGATGAAATAGCATTAGTTACTTCTACATTTTTTGAATTATCTACAAATCCACCACCTCTTACTAATTGTGAAAAAGAACAGCTAGTTCCAGTAACACCATAGGTACTTTTTAATTGAGAAAAACTTAATGGGCCGGATGGTGGTAATGGCATAAATTACCTTTCTATTTTACTAGCTTTTAAATGTTCAATTTGTTCTTGCTGTTCTTTAATTGCTTCAATTAATAATGGTACAAGTTTTTCATATTGAACAGTATAGTAGTTATTATCAACAGGAGCAGGTTTAACTGCTTCAGGACATACTTCTAAAACTTCTTGTGCTGATACACCAACTTGGTCATCTTCAGTAAAGATATTTGAATCTAATTCTTTTGCTGTATCATTCCAATTAAAATTATATCCATTTAATTTTTGTACTTTTTCTAATGCCGAAGGTATTGTTCCTTTAAAATCTTTTAATCTTTTATCAGATGTTAAGCCTGTAATATCTCCTGTTGCAGTTATTGTTCCAGTAACTTCAATACCAGCACCAGTTGTTTTAAGTTTATTAGCACCACCATGATATAAATGAACTGTACTACCATTTAATATTAATGCACCTTGTCCAGTGTCATCAACGTAAGAATTAGTACCATCGTGATAAATTTTTAAATCTGAATCTATACCAAATGTCATATGATTTGTAGTGGTACTACCATCTGCAAATATACCAACTGCACCAGTTGGTTTTATTCTAAATTTTTCAACAGCATCACCATTAGTTGCTACCTTAAAAACTAAATCTGTTGTATTAGTATTTGCATCAAAGGTTGCATCTGCTTCAGCTACAATAGATGCAGAAACTTTTCTTCCATCAGCATCACCAGTTCCACTATCTGATTCAAGTGGAGATTGAAATTGCAAAGCTCCAATAAGATCACCATCAACAACTGATAAATTTCCTGATGTAAGTGTTAGAAATGAACCCTGTTTTGTTGTATCTGCTGATTCTATTTTTGCTCTTTCAACTACGGCAGCTCCATCAGCAGTCTTAAAACTTATTTTTGTTTTGTTTGCATTGTTTGTAAAATCTGCTACAGCCATTCCTTCAATTGTTGCAACTACTGCATTTTCAGGAGCTCCATCAGATTCATTCGGTGCTTTATATTGTAATCTTCCTAAAGAATCTCCTGTGGCAACTGCTGTTGCATCAGTTTGTAATGTTAATGAAACACCACCAGCTTTTGTCATTGATACATCTTCAGTAAATTCATCAGAACCAGTTTCTATTTTTGAAACATTTCCAGCTCCGTCTGCATATACAATAGCTGTTTTTGTATTTTCTATATCTACATGTGTACCAAAACCAGAACCAGTACTTTGCATAATTCGTATGGTTTGTGAACCACTTGTATCATTTTTAAAAAAATATAATTTTTGAGCAGTAATAGGAGTAATTGCAACTCCACCTGTTTCTGTTAATGTTCCTGTAAATTCTATTACCTTATACATTCCATTAGATTCTGAACCATTAGCAGTATGTAAAGGAACTGGTGAAGCAACTGTTGCACCAGCAATACTAAGTTGTTTTTTAACTCCGTTAGTAAGCCTATCAATTAAATCTAAGTTAGTGTTAGTTGTAGATCCCCAAGTACCAGCTTGTTCACCAGTTCCTATTCTTTCTAAACCACCATTAGTTGTATATGTACTTGCCATTTAATCTCCTATTATACATTTGTTTTAGTCCAATTATCATTAGTTGATGGTATAACATCACTCCAGTTATTAGAAGAACCAGTTGAAATATTTGCCCATTCTCCTCCTGTTGGATTTATATTAGACCAAGTAGCACTAGAACCAGTATTAATTTCAGTCCAACTATCAGCATCAATTGGTTGTATATTATCCCATAATTTCTCACCTAATGCATCAATTGTAAAGGAAAAAACACAATTAGAATTATTGCTAAAAATCATTACTTCAATAGCTTCTACATTAAAACTACTTTTTAAATCAGATGATACTGCTCTTACAAAAACAAAATCTGTTTCTTGATTAAAAGAAAACTGCAATGTATTTAATACTGTTCTTATAAAATTATATAAAGTTATTTGACTAAATTGAAATGTCATACTTGATGAAGAAGTAATAATTAAATTTTCATTTATATCAGTAGTAAAAGTAAATTTTAAATCAGCTTCTTGAGTTCTTGTAAAATTAAAATTAACATCACTACTAAATGAACTAATCAAACTAGGCTCAAATATTTGTCTTGTTCTTCCTATTTCTATATTAGTATTTGAATTAGCTATTAAACTTTGAGTTGGAGAAAGAATAAGATTTGAGTTTGTATCTTGAGATAAATTAAAATTTAATGTTGCATCAACTACAAGAATTAATGATCCAGCAATAAACTTACTTGATGTACCTATTATTGTTAATGCTTCAATAACAACAACATTTTGTGCCTGTGATGAAAAAGTAGTTTGAGAAAATGCACCACTAGAAAACATTAGCTATCTTTATTCTTTTTTAATTCTTCAGTTAGTTGTCCACTAAATACTTTTAAAGAAGCGTTTAACATTTCAGATTCCATGTTTGCTTTATTCATGCGATTTCTTATGTCAGTTATCTGTGCTATACATTTTTTAGCTTCATCAGATAAATCATCTACGTTATAATCTTCATCATTAATTGTTATTTTATTATTATTTTCTTTAGTCATATTTACTCCATTTATTATTGCTATATTAACTTTTTATTAAGTTTGACCACCAACTAATAAGAAATTTAATCTTGAACCTTTAGGTGTTGTTGTTATGGTAGAAGTACCACTTTCTCTTTCTGCTTGAACTCTGTATATTTGACCTATCAATGCAAAATCAATAATTGTTGCAGTACAAGTTGCTTCACCAGTAGATTGAGTTCTATTATATATATAAGATAAACTACCTGATACTTCTGAAAAAGTTCCACCACTTGTCTTTTTTTGCAATTTTACTTTTGTTTCACTTCTTGAAGAGCCACCACTACTTTCAATTGCTGTAGTAACATCATAAGTAATTTGATAATCTCCCGGTCTATTAACTGTTACTTCGCCAGTAGAAGCATCAAGAGAAAATATATTACTATTACTGCTTCTTGCTGTTGAATCATATTTAATTCCAACTGCACTAGCGATAGTTAATCCACCAGTATTATCATAAAAACTAGCATAGATAGAGGGAGCAACAAAAAGCATACCACCACCAGTGTAATAAGCAGATTGACTATCTTTAATTTGAAGATTTCCTGTATTATGAATCCTTGCTACTTCTACAGGCGAACTTGAAGTACCTAACTTAAATATAAAATCTGTAGGATTAGCATTGCTAGCAAATGTACCAGCTGCTTGAACATCTATTTCAGCACTTACTAGTATAGCATCGCCACCACTACTTTCATTTGGAGCTTGAAATTGTATTCTTCCAAGACGAGTTCCACTACTAACGGTTGTTTTACTATTTTGTAAAATTAAATCTGCACCACCAGAAACTATAGATGTAATATCTGTTGTAAAAGAACTACCCCCACCACCTCCACTTACTGTAGCAAAACTTAAAGTACCACTTCCATCTGTTTGTAAAACTTGGTTAGCACTACCATCAGATGTTGGAAAAGTATATGCACTATTTATATCTAATGTTCCTGTTGTTTTAATTCCTGTTGATGTTGTTTCAAATTTTTTTGAGTTATCGTGGTAAAGTTCTACTGCACCATCGCTAATAAATTTAGCCATATATTCTGATGCTGCATTTTTTGTTAAATATATTGTGCTGTTAGTTTGAATCCACATAGGATTTGAAGCACCTCTAAATATATTATTTGTACCATCATGGAATATTCTTAAATCTTCACCTGTTCCTAATTTTATTTCTTGGCTGTCAGGAAATGTTAAGTCACCAGTAAAAGTTTGATCGCCTGCGTTTAATAAAACTGTTCCTGTTGCATCAGGTAATGTTATTGTTCTATCAGCAGTAGGGTCTGTAACAGTTAAAGTTGTTTCATGAGAATTATTTGTTGCACCTTCAAATGAAATAACTTTATTAGGATGTATAAATAATCCATCAGAATTAAATTGTGCAACATCTGAATTATTATTTCTTATACGAATACTAGTACTAGAGCGTGCATTTAAATATGTTGTACCATTACCATCTTGTAAAAGAGCATAATTAAATTGGGAGTTCTGGTCTATATGGCTAAATCCTGCTATGTTAGTCCAACCAACATACCCAATATGAGTTGTTCCTATTTCAGCAAAAGAGTCTGAACCAATACCACCACTAGATAAAACTACTTGTCCTGTTGCATCAGGTAATGTTATAGTTCTGTCTGCTGTTGGATCTGTAACAGCTATTGTTATTTCATTATTATCATTAGTAGAACCTTCAAATATTAATGAAGCAGTGTTTCCGATAAGTACATTTCTAGCTTGGAATACAGTATTGCCATTACCCTTTAAAATAAACGGAGTAATTTGATTGCCATTAGAGATAACTGTAAAATCTATTTCACCATGTTCATTACCATCGGTAATACCTGTTATTCTTCCATTAATACCAGCATAGTTTACGATTTGAGAAGCATCATTTTCACCTTGAAATGATACCTTTCCAATAAGGTCTTGTAGAGCAGGACTTGCTGAATTTCTGTATAAAGTAAGAGTAGGGTCAGTAGTTGCACCAGCATCTGTAGAAGATAAAAGTAAGTTACCAGTAAAATTTAAAAGACTATCTGTAATACCCATTCTAAAAGTACCACCAACTTTAAAATCTATTCGATCATCTATATCGGCAATTATAGATGTATCACCATCAACATCAAGTACTAACTCTGTACCATTCATATCTATAGAAGCATTTTGTAAAACTACAGTTCCAGTTGCATCAGGCAATGTGATTGTATTGTCTTGATTAGGGCCAGAAACAGTTAAAGTTGTTTCATTAGTATTATTACTACTTCCTTCAAATACTAAATCTATCCCTGATGTTAAATATACTGAACCACCACCATGAATTGAATCAAGGAACATCATTTCTTTATCAGCACCATCATTAAAAATACTAAAGACCATTCTTGATTCTTCAGCACCATCAGTTGGATTTGTAATTTGAGTTTTTATATGACCATATCTAATTTCTTCACTAGCACTATTTTCACCAAGAAATTCTATTTCCCCTATATCATCAAAATTTCCCGGACTAGCACTATCTCTTTTCAAGGTTATGGTAGGGCCATCTGTACTACCAGCATTTGTAGAGGTTAGAGTTATGTCGCCAGTAATATCTACACCTGTAGATTTAGTTGCTAACTTATTTGAACCATAATGATTTAATAGTACTTCCCCTGTAGAACCATCTAGTTTAATATATTCGGCAATGCTACCTGAACCATTATCAGAAGAAAAAATTATATCTTTGTCATTTGCATAATTTATTAAATTGAAGTCACCATTTATATTTTGAATAAAAGAATCAGTTAAATTATGAAAAATCCGTAAATCTCCACTTGATAAACTAGATCCAAAATGAAGTTGAGCAACATCTAAAAGATTTAAAGTATTATGTGATTTATCCCACTGAACATTATAACTAGCACCAGTAAAAGTTACGTCACCATTATGGGTTGCACCATCAGTAGTAAGAACACCAGTAACATCTACTCCAGTAGATTTGGTCGCTAACTTTTCAGTGCCATAATGATATAATTGAGCTTCACCAGTGCTTCCCTCAGCCTTTA